ATAAACCCTACCCCCCATAGGAGTCCCAACCTCCCCTAAAAACCCGTGTTATATTCGCGCAAATTCTTGGAGTGCCCCTTTCCTCCGATGGATCACATACCTGAAGTCGATTCCGACGTTCCCCTGCCCGCCTCTGCAACAGAGGCCATGCCCGATTTGTCTCCGCGTGAAGAACTGGAGATGAGGGCCAGAACGGTCAAGATGATCTCTGACCTGATGGGCAAACCCATCGAGCCCAGTGAGGCTGATAAAGGCGCGGCGCTTGAAGCCGCTCAGACCATGATGCTTGATCCCAAGCAGTCTCCCCAACTTGCTACCTACAGCAACCCCACAATTGCCTATTTGGCCGGACTTGTCGCGCAGCACGACACGTTGGTCGTCAGAGAACTTGCCGATCTGAAGAAATATGTGGTCAATAAGCTCGTGGCGGAGACTGAACATCCAGACGCGAAGATACGGCTTACTGCTTTACGTGCGTTGGGTGAAGTTGACGGTGTGGATGCGTTCAAGAAACGCTCCGAAGTCACGATGAAGCAGCAATCTGTCGAAGAAATCGAGAAAGAATTGCTTGAAATTCTTGAAAAACTTGAAAAACGTACCGTTGACGTCCAGGCACGCGTGATTTCTGATGAAACTAACGCCTGAACAAATCCAAGCCCTCAAAAAAGCCCTCCCGTCGATGGATTTGGAGGGTAAAAAGCGTACTTTGGAGCTTCTGAAGGCAGGGGAAACCGAGCAAATTCAGACTATCGGGCGAGATTCACTGCTTTCCTTTGCAGAACACGTCTATCCGGGCTACAAAGTGGGTCCTCACCATCGCAGATTGGCTCGTCTTTTCGAGGAAATCGCTGCCGGGAAGAAAAAACGCGTGATTGTGAACATCGCGCCCCGTCACGGTAAGTCGGAGTTGATCTCGTACCTTGCTCCGGCGTGGTTTTTGGGGAAATTTCCCCATAAAAAGGTCATTATGTCGTCCCATACCGCTGATTTGGCGGTGAATTTCGGCCGTAGAGTGCGAAATTTGGTGGGTTCTGACTCTTACAAAGACATTTTTCCGCAGGTAGAACTGCAAGCAGACAGCAAATCTGCCTCACGTTGGGGTACAAATTTCAATGGTGAGTACTTTGCTATTGGTGTTGGAGGTGCTCTCGCTGGTCGCGGCGCTGATCTGTTCATTATTGACGATCCACATTCTGAACAAGAAGCCAAAACAGGACGACCAGATGTTTTTCTTCCTGCTTGGGAGTGGTTCCAGTCTGGCCCTATTCAGCGGCTTATGCCGGGTGGTGCGATCATTGTTGTGATGACGCGCTGGTCCAAGTTGGACTTGACCGGGCAGATTCTCAGTCAGATGGAGCGCGAAGAGGGCGTTGATCAGTGGGAGGTGGTTGAGTTTCCTGCCATCTTGAACGACAAACCGCTGTGGGGCGAGTTCTGGGACCTTGACGAACTTCTGGCCAAGAAGGCAGGCATGGACCCCCGCTACTGGCAGGCCCAGTACATGCAGGACCCCGTCTCAGAAGAAGGGGCGCTGATCAAGCGGGAGTGGTGGCGCATCTGGGACTACGATGACCCGCCTCCGTGCGAATTTACGATCATGTCCCTGGACGCTGCGCAGGAAGCCAATAACCGTGCTGACTACAACGCCCTGACGACATGGGGTGTCTTCTATAACGAAGAAGTCAACAACTACAACATCATTTTGCTGAACTCCATCAAGAAGAGAATGGAGTTTCCTGAACTCAAAGACTTGGTGATCGAAGAGTACAAGGAGTGGCAACCCGACGCGTTCATGGTGGAAAAGAAGTCCAACGGCGCGGCGCTGTACCAAGAGTTCAGGCGTATGGGCCTGCCGGTGGGGGAGTTCACGCCGGGTAAGGGACAAGACAAGATCAGCCGCGTAAATGCCGTTTCTGATTTGTTCCGTAGTGGGATAGTATGGGCACCGGACAGAAGGTGGGCTAAAGAGGTCATTGAAGAGTGCAATGACTTCCCTTCCGGTACGAATGATGACTTGGTGGACTCCACCACATTGGCACTTTTGCGCTTCCGTCAGGGCGGCTTCATCCGCCTGCCCTCAGACGAGCAAGACGAGATCAAGTGGTTCAAGGGTTCCAAAAGAGAACGGTATTACACGGTGTAAGGACCAAACATGGCTACAAATTTTGACTCTGCTCTGTATCAAGCGCCTGTGGGCGTTGGCGCGGTGGAAGAGGAACCGATTGAGATCGAGATTGAGAACCCTGACGCAGTGACGATTGGCATGGGGGACATCGAGATTGAACTGCGGCCTGAGCCCAGGACAAGCGATGACTTCGATGCCAACCTTGCCGAGTTTATGGATGAGGGCGAGTTGGAGTCCTTGGGCTCCGATCTTGTAGATGATTTCAACAAAGATGTGGCGGACAGAAAAGATTGGATTCAGACCTACGTAGATGGCTTGAAGCTCCTTGGCCTGAAGTACGAGGATCGTACCGAGCCGTGGCAGGGTGCGTGTGGTGTGTTCCACCCGATGCTGACGGAGAGTGTCGTGCGGTTCCAGTCAGAGGCCGTGATGGAGACTTTCCCCGCTGCGGGGCCTGTGAAAACACAGATTGTGGGCAGGGAGACACCGGAGAAACGTGACGCGGCTCAGCGGGTTCAGGACGACATGAACTATCAGTTGACCGACGTCATGCGGGAGTACCGTCCCGAGCATGAGAAGCTGCTGTGGTCGCTGCCCCTGGCAGGCTCTGCGTTCAAGAAGGTCTACTACGACCCGAGCAAGGGGCGTCAGGTGTCGATGTTTGTCCCGGCTGAGGACATCGTGGTGCCCTACGGAGCCTCAGCCTTGTCTGCTGCCGAGCGTGTGACTCACGTCATGCGTAAGACCAAGAACGAAGTCTTGAAGCTCCAGGCCGCAGGCTTTTACCGCGACATTGACCTTGGCGAGCCCAACACTGAGTTGGATGATGTTGAGAAGGAAAAGGCCAAGGAAGGCGGCATGAACGCCACCCAGGACAACCGCTTCCGTATGTTGGAGATGCAGGTTGACTTGGACTTGAAAGGATACGAAGATACCGATCAGGATGGCAATCCCACTGGGATAGCTTTGCCCTATATTGTTACCGTCGAAAAAGGTACGGGCAAAATCCTTGCAATCCGCCGCAATTGGTACGAAGATGACACGCTGAAACTCAAGCGTGACCATCTGGTTCACTACCAATATATTCCCGGCATGGGGTTCTATGGGTACGGACTCATCCACCTTATTGGTGGTTATGCTAAGTCTGCTACTATGCTCATTCGTCAGCTTGTTGACGCTGGCACTCTTTCTAATCTTCCGGGCGGACTCAAGTCTAGAGGACTGCGTGTCAAGGGCGATGACACCCCCATCGCACCCGGAGAATTCAGAGACGTAGACGTCCCCAGCGGCTCAATCCGCGACAACATTCTCCCGCTGCCGTACAAAGAACCGTCTCAGGTTCTGTTTGCGCTGTTCCAGAACATCGTCCAAGAAGGCCGCGCGTTCGCGTCTTCGGGTGATCTGAAGGTCAGCGACATGTCGGCGCAGGCCCCGGTGGGCACTACCCTGGCCATCCTTGAGCGTACGCTGAAGGTCATGAGTGCAGTGCAGGCTCGTTTGCACTTTGCCATGAAAGAAGAGTTCCGGCTGCTCAAGAACATCATCGCGGACTACACGCCCGATGAGTACAACTACGACCCCGAAGAAGGTGATCGCAAGGCCAAGCGCAGTGACTACGACACCACCACGGTGATCCCGGTCAGTGATCCGAACGCTGCGACGATGGCGCAGAAGATTGTGCAGTACCAAGCCGTCATGCAGTTGGCGCAAGCCTCGCCGCAGTTGTTTGACATGGCGCTTCTCAATCGTCAGATGTTGGATGTTCTGGGTATCAAGAACGCTGAGAAGCTGGTGCCGGTCCAAGACGACATGGTGCCCAAGGACCCGGTGACGGAGAACCAAGACATTCTCAACAACAAGCCGGTCAAGGCGTTCATCGAGCAGAACCATGAAGCGCACATCCAGACGCACATGGCTGCGATACAGAACCCGAAGATTCAGCAATTGATGCAGATGAACCCGCAGGCGCAGGCGATCATGGCTGCGGCAATGGCGCACATCAACGAGCACATTGCGTTTGAGTATCGCCGTCAGGTGGAAGCTCAGATCGGCGTGTTGCCCGGTGAGGAGGGCAACAAGAAGGTTACGCCGGAGATGGCCGACCAGATTGCGATTGCAGCGGCGCAGGCGTCACAGCAGATCACACAGCGTGATCAGCAGCAGGCTCAGCAGCAAGCAGCACAGCAGCAGATGCAAGACCCCATCGTCCAGATGCAGATGCAGGAGCTTCAACTCAAGCAGCAGGACTTGGCGCTCAAGCAGCAGAAGCAGGCCATTGAAGCGGCAGAAAAGGCCGACAAGTTGCGGATCGAAGAGGCTCGCATCGCAGCGCAGAAGGAGATTGCAGCCATGCAGGTGGCGGCTACCGCTGCGGCGGCACGCGACAAACTGTCCAAGCAACAGCAGCTTGAAGGGGCCAAGCTCGGTGCTGAGATCGCCAAACACAAGGCACAGCTTCGCAATCAGCAACTTCAGATGATTCATCAGCGTTCGCAGGCAGCGGACATACGCGAATCTCGTGACAACAAGCCGCCCAAGGCACCCACTAAGGAGTAATCATGGACACACACAAGTTACTTGGTCACATTGCTCGTGAGATTGACAAACTTCGTGCTGATCAGGTAACGGTGTTGACGTCCGGTCGAGTGGCCGACCATCCTGAATATCGCCACATCTGCGGGGTCATCCGGGGTCTGTCCCTTGCAGAAAACATCCTCAACGACCTCGTGCAAAGAATGGAGCATTCTGATGACGATTGAACTCGCGGGAGCCGTAGATTTGGCCCCGTTGCTGAACAAACCCGCCGAGGAAAAGGCCAAGCAGTTGCCTGATCCCAAGACTTTCCACCTTCTGTGCGTCGTACCGGAGGCTATGGAGGAGTACGCAGACAGTGAAGCGGGTCTGATCAAAGATGCCAAGACCATGCACTACGAAGAAGTGCTTACCCCTGTCCTCTTCGTAATCAAACTTGGCCCGGATGCATACAAGGACAAAGTCCGTTTCCCTAGCGGCCCGTCCTGCAAAGAAGGCGATTTCATCGTCGTCCGCCCCAATTCAGGCACCCGCCTGAAGATTCATGGCCGTGAATTCCGCATCATCAACGATGATTCGGTCGAGGCGGTTGTGGAAGACCCCCGTGGTATTACACGTGCATAAGGAGTGACCATGCCCCCGGAAATCGAAGATGAGTTCAAGTTTCCTGACGAAAAACCGGAAATTGAAGTCGATGCAGAAGAACTGAAGATCGAGATTGAAGACGATACTCCTGAAGAGGATCGTGGCAAAAAAGCCGCCAAACGTCCCCCGCAAGAGGTGACTGACGAGGAGTTGGAGCAGTATTCCAAGAGTGCGAAGCAGCGTATTCAGCGGTTCACGCGTGGATACCACGATGAGCGTCGCGCCAAGGAAGAAGCTCTGCGTGAGCGTGAGGCCGCAGAAACCTACGCCCGTCAGTTGTACGAGGAGAACCAGCGTCTCCAGAAGCAGCTTGCCACGGGTAGCAAGGCGTTTATCGAGCAGTCCAAGACTGCGGCTGAGGCCAAACTTTTGGCCGCAGAAGAGAAATACCGCAAAGCCTACGAGTCAGCCGACACCGAAGCCATCATTTCGGCGCAAAAAGAGATCGCCAAGGCGACGATTGAAGCTGAACAGGCCGAGCGTTTGCGTCCAATTGAGGAGCCTGAAGAGCGCCAATATCAGCCTCCGGCAGCGGCTCAACCCCAGACTTCTGCGTTGCAGGAACGTACCCAGAAATGGGTAGATACCAACAAAGATTGGTTTGGCAAAGATGAAAAAATGACTCAAACCGCTATGGCGCTTGACAGGCGTCTTAAGCGGATGTATGGTGAAGATTATCTGGGAACGGCCCATTACTTCAAGGTAATTGACCAGTCCATGCGTAAACAATTCCCCGATTATTTCGGGAGCGAGGAAGACGAAGCGCCTCTGAAGAAGACTTCGAAACCGGCAAGAAAGGTAGCGAAAGCACAGGTTGAAGTGGAAACGCAAGTCGAAACCGATACCAAACCTGCTGTCCGTGCGAAAAAACCTGCTGTTGTGGTGGCCCCGGCCACTCGCAGTACCCCATCTAACCGTGTCAGACTGAAGGCGTCCGAGGTGGCTCTTGCGAAGAGACTTGGGGTTCCTTTGGAACTGTATGCGAAACAGAAGGCTGCGCAGCAAAGGAGTGAATGAACATGACTGAACAAAATCGTCTTAGCCGTGAAATGGACAAACGCATCGCGTCGGCCCGCCCGACCGCTTGGCGTGCTCCCGAATCACTGCCCACCCCTGATGATCGTCCGGGTTGGAAGCATCGCTGGGTCCGTATCAGCATCATGGGACAGGCCGATCCGGCCAACATTTCCTCCAAGCTTCGTGAAGGATATGAGCCCTGCAAAGCAGAGGACTATCCTGAAATGATGATGCATGCCGTTATGGATGGCCGATTCAAAGGAAACATTGAAATCGGCGGTCTGTTGCTTTGCCGCGTCCCTAGCGAGTTCATGGAGCAGCGTAGTCAGTACTACGCCAACCAGAACCGTTCTCAGGTCGAGTCGGTGGACAACAATTTCATGCGTGAGAATGATCCTCGGATGCCTCTTTTCGCTGAGAAGAAGTCCAAGGTCACTTTCGGTTCCGGTTCTTAATCTTTGGAGTCACAAATGGCTTACCCTGTTGTTGACGCCCCGTACGGTTTCAAACCCATCAATCGACTAGATGGGCTTCCCTACGCGGGGGCAATTCGTCAAATCCCCATCGCTAACGCGTACAACCAGAACATCTTCTACGGTGATATCGTTCAGATTTCTGCTACTGGTACCGTTGTGCGTTCGTCCATGAGCGCCGCTTCTAGCCCCGGTACTGCCGTGGCCGGTACGATTGGTGTGTTCATGGGTTGTTCTTACACCAACCCCTCGACTGGCCAGAAGCTGTTCTCGCAGTTTTACCCGGCCAGCACCGCTGCAAACGACATCCTGGCGTTTGTGGTGGATGACCCCCGTGCACTGTTCAAGGCTGTAGTGACCACTCAGGGCACGTCGCTGGCCAACACGAGCACGACCGTGGGCTTCCTGAACCAGTACTACGTCGGTTCCAACCTGTACATG